AAAAACAAATGAACCTAAAACAGAAGACCATGAACCAAACACAGATTAACTTTATAAAAACCTACAAGCCATATGCATTGGAAACAGAGCGTAAGACAGGCATTTCTCATCTTTTTATCCTTGCTCAGGCAGGTTTAGAGAGTGGTTGGGGTAAGAGCGTGCCAGGGAATATGTTTTTTGGGGTAAAAGCCACTAAAAACACTCCCAATGAGAAGAAGCAACTCCTAAGAACTACAGAGGTACTCACTACACTTAACGAAAAGAGCAAATTCCCTGAAGTGATTAGTATCACCAAACGTACAGACGGCAAATATCTGTATATTGTAAGGGACTGGTTTATGAAGTATGCCACCCCTGAAGAGTGTTTCACTGACCACGCTAATTTCTTTTTCAGGAATAAACGATATGCCAAGGCGTTGGAGGTTAAAGCAGACCCTTACAAGTTTGCAGAAGAAGTAGCAAAGGCAGGTTATGCCACTGCTCCAAACTATGCAGAGAGCCTCAAAGCACTCATTAAAGAAATTGAAAAAGTAAAATAGTTATGTATGAGAAAGATTATGTATTTACTCTTAGCTCTTCTGCTATTAGGTGGTTGCAGGAGCAAGAAATCAAACCGAACCGAGCACAGAGAAGAGCAAAAGAGCGAAAGGAAGGAGGTAAAAGACAGCTCCACACGGGTAGAAAAAGCCCAAAAGGTAAGCGCTTTTGAGCTTCAGCAGTCCCAATCCTATGAACTCACCCTTGAAAGTGATAGGGATAGTATTGGACATAGCAAAGAAGTAGTGTATTATCGTATCAGGGACGGAGACAAGGAGACTATAAGAGTACAGGGCGGAAAGGTTACCCTTAAAACCATAGACAACCTTTCTAAGAGCTTGCAACAAGCTGATACTACTCTTTATATAGATAATAAGATTATTCAAAAAACCGAAACCAAAAACCAATACTTACAACAATCTAAGCAGGTGCAAAAAGAGGTTAAAACAATTCCCTTTGCCTTTATTATTGGCATTTTATTGATAGGAGCGATTGCCTTGCTCTTGTGGAGATTGAAGCTGTTTCGGTAAATAATTAAGCCCTCGTAGTGAGGGCTTTTTTTATTGCATGGCATTTTTACCCCCAAACAAACAGAAAAACAAAAAAAATACAAAAAAAGAACAAATTATATACAAACTGATATACATCTTATCTTCAAGCCCTTGCGTACCTTTGCAGTAAAACAAATATTGTACATCTTATGGAAAAAATCCTACAAGCTCTCAAAACCAAGTATGCGCACTTGGGGTTGAAAGAATCCGTCCTAAAAGTTATCGCTACTCGTTTAGCACCAACGGTTAAGGACGACACGGGAATCGAAAACGCTGTAAAAAGTGTAGAAGAAGAGGTTAAACTCTTGCAATCCGTTGCTGATGAAGGGCGTACCAGTCTTTCCAAAGCTGAGGAAGTTCGCAAGAAATTAGAGAAAGAACTCGAAGAAGCGAGGGCTAAATCTAATCCAAATCCTCAAAACCCTCCTACTCCACCCACTGAACCTAAACCTGATGAAATGCCAGCGTGGGCAAAAAGCCTTGTGGAAGCTGTTACCAATCAAGGTAAGGCTATTCAAGCATTTCAAGCAGAAAAGCAACAACAAACCGCTAAGGAACGTTTCCTAAACCAACTCAAAGCGCAGGGGGTATCAGAGCCGTTCTACAAACATCACTTAGGGCGTACTTTCAAAGACGATACCGAAATGGATGCCTTTGTCAGCGAACTAAAAGCCGATGAACAAGCGTTTTTACAGACCCAAGCCAATACGGGGCTTTCTTCTCATTCAAGCAATGTGTTAGGAGGTGGTACAGATGCTAACGGCGTATCAGCAGATGTACAAGCCTATATCAATGAAAAATTCAAAAAAGAGTAAAACCCATGAACGAAGTTAAAATTTCAGACAAAGCAGGTCGCCAAATAGTCGTATTTGACCAGTTGGATGTTACCTATCCAGGAGGGGTATATATAGACCCTACCACAGCCAAGGCACGATTTACCGATGGGGTTATACCCGCGGGTACACTTGTAATGCCTGACACCAATGGCACTTTCAAGGTTGTGAATGAAACACTTTCACAGACCAATACCGCAGGAGCTGTAGGACTTACTGCCCACGATGTGGTTATTGATGATATTCCTTTGGTGGCAGTCGTAATGGCAGGAACAGCACGCAAAGACGCACTACCTGACAAAGAAAAGGCAGGGGTGGCTTTCTTGCGTACAGCCTTGCCTCGTATCTCATTTATTTAATAACCTTAAAAACTAAAAGCAGATGAATATCAACGCAAACAACATTATTCCTGAGTTCTCTCAGGCTAATATGAATGCTATTATTCAAGCCTACCCATTAGGAGCGTTGCTTTACCGTGACTTTTTCCCATTGGAGTTCAACCCTAACCTTACTTACTCAAGTATCGAGGGAGCAGAAGGGGCTAAGATAATGGCAGACCTTGTATCTATCGGCTCAAAGGCACCACGAAAAGGGCGTGAGTTCGTAGAAAACATCAAGGGAGAAATTCCAAAAGTGGAAATCGCTCGTGATTTGAACGAAAAGGATCTTATCACTATTCAACAGCTCCGTAATTCATTAGCTGCCTATCCAACCAATGCAGGTATCAAAGCGCAGCTTATCAATAAGATATACGAAGACCCTCAATTCTGTATTGATGGGGTGAATGCACGCTTGGAGTGGATGTCAAAACAGCTCGTTTCTACGGGTAAATACAAAACAACTACATCCAACAATGGAGGAGCAGCAAATGTAACAGCCGATTTCAAGGTCAAAACACAAAACGCCCTCAAGAAATGGGCAGAAGCTGATGCTAACCCTATTGAGGAAATCGAAAAATACCAAGAGGAAGCCAAAGGCAAAGGGTATAGCTATGCCGTTGTGGTTATGAGCCGCGCTACCCTCAATCAGGTATTGAAGAACAAAAATACCCGCGCCTTTGTGTTAGGAGTACCTATCAATGCTACTACCATTTTGCCAGATGTGCGTTTGGAACAACTCAACGCTGAGCTTGCAGAACGTGGATTGCCTACTATCAAAGTATGGGAGTCTTATGTAAGTGTAGAAGGTAAAAACGGAGAGGTAACCGTGGCCAATGGTTGGGAAGAAGGAAATATCCTATTCTCTACCTCTGCTGAATTGGGTACTACCCAATATACCACCACTCCTGAATTTACTATGAGCTTTGCCGACGTGATGAGTAAGTCTGTAAAAGATAACTTCATCTTAGTTAATACTTTTGGGCATCAAGATCCTATCTTGGTATCTACCAAGGCAACGGCTTTTGCTACTCCTGTATTGAACGATAGTAAGCGTAAACTTATCATCAAAACGAAGTTCTAATGACAGCGCAAGCGTATATTGATGAAAAACTCAAACTCTGGAATGTAGAATACCCCACTACCCTACTCATTGCCGAAATGCAACGGGTAGGATTGGGGCTTTCTGATGAGTTCAACGAGGAGAATGAGAGAAAGACAAAGCTATTTTTCTACAATCTCATTCCTGAACTCTTATTGCGTCCAGTGTCCTTTTCTGAAGGTGGTTTATCCTTTTCTTATGACAAATCGGCTATTACTGCCTTTTACAATTTGCTTTGTAGACAGCTCGGTATGGTCAATTTGTTAGAGGAAAAAGCCACTGTAAGAGATATTACCAATATGTTTTAAAGATGAAAATATACCCTTATTTACTTAGAAAAAAAGTGTCCCAACAGCCAACTATTAATGAAGACGGCATACCTACCTACCCCACAGATCCTATAACTTGGGAGGAAGTAGGTGCATGTCGTGATGAGATAGCAGGAGCAGGACAAAAGATAAGTAAAACAGATGGGCAAATCTTTGACTGTACCGCTACTATCTATGCTCCAAAAGGAACGTCTACCATAGCAGCAGGTACCACGGTTCAGGTAGTAGATACCGAGGGTAATATCCGCCTTGAGAAGCAGGTAATTCGTTTTTCCACTGATTATTTCCATTGCCGTATATTCGTATGATAACACCACAATTCACACCCGCAGATATAGAGCGTATGCTTCAAGAAAAGATAGCCAAATACGAAGAGAAAATCGTTCGTATCCTACGCTTTGTAGGTGAAAAGTGTATCAATGAAGCGCGTGAGTATGGTAGTTATCAGGATAGGACTGGTAACCTACGTTCGTCCATTGGGTATATTGTCTTAAAGGACGGCAAACCTATTGAAAAAGGAGGATTTCAACTCACCAAATCAGGCAATGATGGACAGAAAGAAGGCGAGACCTTTATCAATAAGGTAACATCTCAATATCCAAAGGGGTTTGTGCTTGTCGTGGTTGCAGGAATGAAGTACGCAAGCTATGTAGAAGCCCGTAATTACAATGTACTTACTTCCGCTGAACTATTGGCCGAGCGTGAAGTTCCGAAACTCTTAAAAGCATTATCGCAATGAAAAAAACAGCCTCACAAATAGAAGCCGATATATACAAGTATTTCAAGGATAAAATAAATCCTCTCATCAACGGGCAAACTTACCGCAATGGGGTACGACCTTTGAACTCACAAAAAGAGGATTGTGTAATATCGTTCCTTACTGGGTTAGATGGGCAATACCAAACGGGTGTAATTAACATCAATATCTTTGTTCCCTTGGTAAAGAACAACGATAATCAGTATAGGAAAGACTTCATACGATGTGATGCTATCGAGCAGGCTTTAATGCCAATTATAGAGGAAGCTAAAACAGCCCTACGCAACTACAGATTACAGCTTCATCAGATGATACAAACCTTTGAGGATACGGATATAAAGCAGTTTTTCATCAACGCAAAAATTAATTTTAGGTATAACACATTTAATAATTAAAAATTATGGCATATACAAATAGTAACGTAACAACTTGGGGAGAAGTAGAATTCAAGTTTGGAGCGCCGGGAGCAGGAGGCGCTATGGGTACTGTTCTTAAGACATTAGGAATTGTCAAAGAGGGTAGTTATAATATTGATAAAGAAGACGGAAAAGAGTACAAATGGGTAGCTATTGGAGGAAAAGTCATTGACCAAATGAAAGGAGAGCCTACTTACAAGTTTAAATGTACTGTAAAAAACTTTAACAAGGCACTACTTTCTGAGATTTGGGATATTGAAGAGGTTGGAGACAAACTAGTTATGAAATCTTTTGTTTCTAAGAAGAAATTTTCAGTGTCCATTATCCCTAAACTATCAGGGGCTGATAGAGTAGATATATTTTACTGCTCTATGACGGGGACTCTTACCTATGACGAGGAAAGTGGTTATAATATAGATATTGAAATCACTTCTCTTGATGGTGGTAAAGGATTTTTCTCAACTGAAACAGTAGCGTAACCCATGGAAGAGAAAGTAGCACAAACACTACTTGAAGAACCAACCACAATAATCATTGGGGGCGAAGCGTATAAAGTCGCTCCGCCCTCTATTATTACACTGGTAAGGGCTTCAAAGTACATCAGCAAGATACCCGCCGATACCATTGACGAGGAGCATATATTCGGCTCTATTGTTCATAAGGCGGAAGATTACGAGAATATAGCATGGGCTGTAGCTGTTATCCTCTTAGGTAACCGCTTCACAGAGACTGTACGCCCGCCTTTTTGGCAGTTTTGGAAACGAAAGAAGAATATTACCCAAGGGGAAGTATTAGCTAATAAATTGACTAAAGCACCTATGTCTGAAATATCAGAAGCCTTTTTTAAGGTGTTAGGACAAATGGATATACGCTCTTTTTTCGTCATTTCCACTTCCCTCAAAGGAATGATGATCACAAAGCCAACGAAGGAAGTGGAGAACGAAACGATAGTATCTGGGGACTCGTAGGCTCGTTTGCAAAGCAGTACAGATTGACCTTTGAGTATGTCCTAAATATGAGTTATGCCAATGTAATGCTATATAGCTCAGTGATACCCTCGTATGATAATGACAAGAAAGACAAAAAGGAAGCACCAAAAAATGAAACACGAACTGACTTCGCGGGCTTTCTCTCGAAATTAAAAGCAATCCAGTAATAAACAAACCACTATGCAAGAAAATGAAGGTAGACTACTCTTCGAGGTAAGAGCAGACCAAACAGATATAAAGAAGGATATTGAGGCTATCAAAAAACAATTTGAGAGCCTAACAGAGAAGACAAAAGAAGAGGGCAAAAAACAAGCCGAAGTATGGCAGAACCTTGTCAAAGGGGCTACTGCCTATTTTACTTTGCAGGGAGCCTCTGCCTTCATTAAGCAGGTGGTAGCTGTCCGCTCGCAGTTTCAACAGCTTGAAATATCCTTTGGCACTATGCTAAAGAGCAAGGAAAAAGCCAATGCTCTAATGTCGCAAATGGCAGACCTTGCTGCTAAAACCCCTTTTGGATTAGAAGAAGTATCCGAAGGGGCTAAGCGCTTGCTTGCCTTTCAAGTCCCTGCTGAGGAAGTAACCGAGACCCTCCGCCGTATGGGTGATGTCGCTGCAGGATTAGGTGTTCCTATGGGGCAACTTATTCATGTATACGGGCAAGTCAAAGCACAAGGTAAGCTAATGACTAATGACTTATATCAGTTCATGAATGCAGGTATTCCTATCATTGCTGAGCTTAGTAAGGTCGTAGGTAAGAGCGAAACCGAGATTAAAGACATGGTTTCTGCGGGAAAAATAGGCTTTCCTGAGGTACAAGCTGTTATAAAGAATATGACCAATGAAGGTGGGCTATTCTTTAACCTAATGGCAGAGCAGAGTAAGTCATTAGGAGGGCAAATATCCAACCTTGGGGATAGCTTCGACCAAATGCTTAATGATATAGGAAAAGCAAGCGAGGGCTATATATCAGGGGCTATTCAAGGGGTTACTTTCTTGGTTGAGAATTACAAGACATTAGGAAAGGTGATAGCGGGGCTTATTGTTACCTATGGAGCGTATAGAACTGCTGTACTGGTGAATATTGCACTTACCAAAGGTTGGGCAGTAGCAGCGAAGGAAGATGCTATAGCTAAAGGCATACAGACTGTTGCTACCAATGCTGCTACCATAGCTACTAAAGCCCTCAATGCCGCTATGAAAGCCAATCCTTATGTATTAGTAGCTACTGCGGTAGTTGGATTAGGTGCTGCTATGTGGGCTTTGAAGGATAACACAGATGCAAATACAAGAGCTACTGAACGGCACAACAAATTGCGGGAGGAACAAGCAAATATCATAGATAAACAGAAGAAGAATATAAATGATTTGATTTCAGTTGTACAAGATGAAACTAAGACTTGGGAACAGAGAAACACTGCTTTCTTAATGCTAAAAAGTACAATGAAAGGAGTTTTTGA